ATCTCAAAACACAAAATCAACATTCCCACACCTATCATGGCGGGAGTGCGAACTCCACTTCGACAATTTGCTAGCTGTGTGCTTGTTGACAGCGATGACACCCTCGATAGTATCTTTACTAGCGATATGGCTATTGGCAGATACGTTGCACAAAGGGCGGGAATCGGTATCAACGCAGGTAGAATCCGTGGTGTCAACAGTAAAATCCGAGGCGGAGAGGTTCAACACACAGGTGTTATCCCCTTCCTCAAAAAGTTTGAATCAACTGTCAGATGCTGTACACAAAACGGGATCCGAGGTGGGTCAGCTACTGTCCACTTTCCTATCTGGCACCAAGAAATCGAAGACATTCTAGTTCTTAAAAACAATAAAGGAACTGAGGACAATCGTGTTCGTAAACTAGATTACTCTATTCAAATTAGCAAACTGTTCTATGAAAGGTTTATCCAAAATGAGAACATCTCGCTTTTTTCACCTCATGATGTTCCTCACCTTTATGAGAATTTTGGGACCAGTGGCTTTGATGATCTATACTGTAAATATGAGTCAGATGAATCAATCCCCCGTAAAACAATCGGTGCCCAAGAACTGATTCTTGACCTTCTTAAGGAACGTGCTGAGACTGGTCGTGTTTATATCATGAACATTGACCACTGTAACTTCCACTCTTCCTTTAAAGATAAAGTAAACATGAGTAACCTCTGTCAAGAGATTACTCTTCCCACTACACCACTTCAACATATTGATGGACATGGTGAGATTGCTCTTTGTATTCTCTCTGCTGTTAATGTTGGTAAACTAAAGCACCTTGATGACCTAGAGGAGCTTTGTGATCTTGCTGTTCGTGGTCTAGAAGAACTAATTGACTATCAGAACTATCCAATCACAGCAGCAGAGGTGAGCACTAAGGCACGTCGTTCCCTTGGTATTGGTTATATTGGTCTTGCCCACTATCTAGCACGTAACGGAGAACACTACGATGACCCAGGAGCATGGAAACTCGTCCACGACCTCACTGAATCTTTCCAGTACTATCTGCTTAAGTCAAGCAACCAACTTGCCATTGAAAAAGGGAAGTGTACTTATTTCGATCGAACGAAGTATTCAGACGGTATCCTCCCAATCGACACTTATAAAGTCGATGTCGATGAAATCGTCCCCAACAAATTGAGACATGATTGGTCATCTCTTAGGTTATCTATCCAGCAAAACGGACTCCGACACAGTACATTGTCCGCACAAATGCCATCAGAAAGCAGTTCCGTTGTGTCAAATGAAACCAATGGAATCGAACCACCTAGAGACTACTTGTCCGTTAAGAAGTCAAAGAAAGGACCTCTTAAGCAAATTGTTCCACAGTATTCTACGCTGAAGAATAATTACACTCTTTTATGGGACATGAAGTCCAACGAAGGATATATTAATGTTGTCGCTGTGATGCAGAAGTTCTTCGACCAGGCTATCAGTGGGAACTGGTCTTATAACCCAGAAAATTATCCTGACAATGAGGTTCCTGTGTCTGTTATGGCACAAGATTTCTTGACTACATACAAATACGGTTGGAAGACTTCCTACTACCAGAACACATACGATAGCAAAACAGATGAAGTAACAGAAGAGAAACGACAAAGCATCGAAGACCTACTAAACGACATTTTACAAGCAGAGGAAGAAGATTGTGACAGTTGCAAAATTTAGAGTGACCGAACCAAAACGCCCCAAAGGTATGACAGTGTTCAATACCAGCATCGTTGACAATACTAAACAGAAGATGTTCTTTGGACCCCCTCTTGGGGTCCAACGTTATGATAAATTTAAGTATCCTATCTTTGATAAACTCACTCAACAGCAACTAGGTTATTTTTGGCGTCCAGAAGAAGTATCACTACAGAAAGATCGTGCCGACTATCAGACACTTAATGAAGCACAAAAGCACATCTTCACTAGTAACCTTAAGTACCAAATCCTCTTGGATTCTGTACAAGGGCGTGGTCCTGGGATGGCTTTTAGTCCTTTCTGCTCACTCCCTGAACTAGAAGGATGTATGAACATCTGGCAGACCATGGAAATGGTCCACAGTCGCTCTTACACTCACATTATCAAGAACGTGTATGCTGACCCTTCCGAGGTGTTTGATAAGATTCTAGAGGATGATAAGATTCTCTCACGTGCTAAGTCGGTGACCCATGCTTATGATGAGTTTCTACAGGCAGCACAGGAGTGGGGTGCTGGTAACATGTGGGAACATGCTTTAGAAGATGTAGATTCAGCACTAGATACTCTCTATGATCTCAAACGAAAACTGTACAAGGCGGTTGTTAATGTCTACATTCTTGAAGGCATTAGGTTCTACGTCTCGTTTGCATGTAGTTTCGCCTTTGGCGAACTTAAACTCCTGGAAGGATCTGCCAAAGTCATCGGACTCATTGCCAGAGACGAGTCACAACACATGACTGTGAGCATGAACATCATCAACAACTGGTTGAAAGGTGATGATCCTGATTTTGTTAGAATTGCTGAAGAAGAACAGGACAATGTTATTGAAATGTTCAAGCAGTGTGTTGAAGAAGAAAAAGTTTGGGCAGATTATCTCTTTAAAGATGGATCTATCATCGGTCTTAATGCCAAACTTCTTCAAAAATATGTTGAGTGGACCGCTAATCGTAGGATGAAGTCTATTGGACTCAAGCCTGTCTTTGATGTTCCTGCTAACAACAATCCCCTTCCCTGGACTGAGCATTGGTTGTCTTCTAAAGGTCTACAAGTTGCTCCTCAGGAGACTGAAGTTGAGTCATATGTTATTGGAGGTATTAAGCAGGATGTTAAGAAAGATACGTTCGCTGGTTTCAAGTTATGACCAACGATTTTGGGAATGGTTGGAAGGCACGGGCGATAGCAGACCCAGAACTGACAGACAAGCAGTGGACCCTGTTAAAACTAGGTCCACAAAGTCTGGCAGAAGCGTGGCAACTACAAGCAATAAGAATGAAATACCAGATCCGTGGGATTAGGGAGCGAGGACAATTATATGAAGACTAATGAAAACACAAAGCGCAAAAGCAAAAGGTAGAAACTTACAAAAGTGGGTTCGCCAAATGTTGATCGAGATTCTTGATGTCCATCCAGAGGATATCGAGTCTCGATCTATGGGTGCAGGTGGAGAAGATCTCATCATGGCACGTGCTGCTAGAGAAAAGTTCCCCCACAGTATCGAATGTAAAAATGTAGAAAGACTTAATGTTTGGGATGCTTACGAACAAGCAGTGGCAAACGCTGGTGACTATGAGCCTATTGTAGTTATGAAGAAGAACAGAAAGAAACCACTGGTTGTTGTAGACGCTGAATATTTTATCAAATTATTTGAAGGTAATAAATAGTATTGCCTTACTCTATACTCATGCTTGGAAAACCCAAAGCTAAAGTAGAAGAGCATAAGGACCATGATGAAGATAAGAGTGAAGTTCTTGGTAATTTAGTGAAAGTTGTTGTACTTATTTGGTCCGCATCTCTCCTAACGTTTAGCTACGTAAGATTACCAAACGGTCAAAAAATTCTTGATTTTGATCCCACGTTCATCGCTTCGGTCTTCTCTGGATCGCTAGCTGCCTTTGGACTGTCTCCTGCTAAGGCAGGTGGTGGCAATGGAAATGGTAAAGCAGCAGCGAAAAAAGAACCTGAAGTTGTTTCTGCTGTGGAGCCAAGAAAAGATGCAAAAACTGATTAATGTAGTAGCACTTCTATCGGGATTGACCTCATTGGCAATCATCGGTGGGAGTGTTTACTTGTATAAGAATGCTGATGTGATGATGGAAGATGCCAGGAAGAAGTTATCTGCTGCTGCTGTAGAAGCAGTTAGTAATGCTCTCCCTGGTATGTTGGATGATGCTATGCCAGAACTACCTGAAGTTACTGGTCCTGCTATGCCAACTACAACTGGTCCTGCTCTACCAATGCCATGAAATTCTGGAAGTCCGATGTAACACCTACCGAGGAACCACCAATGGAAATGCCAACAAAGAAAAGATCGCCAATAA